TGTCAGGGAAGCACATGCTTGTACTAGTCACTCTGGGGGGGAACGGATGAGACCCGTTCGGCATCGCTGCCGCCTTACCCTGTGTCCGCCACGTGGCTCGTGACGTAACACGTAATACACACTCGCCTACCACATATAAACCAGTTGTGATAGTGGGCTGTGGAGAACTATCTGTTCAACACTGCCACCCAGGCCTAGAGTTAAATGGCGCTGAGCTTTTGCTCCGGGTCGGAGCAGGCCTGCTGTGAGCCAGGCCACCACCTTGACGAGAGCGGGGTGGATTGTGGATGGGGCTAGAGTTATGGAACCTCCTATATAGTCCAAGATCTCACTGCGGTGCCAAGACCGATGGAATTTGCGCATAGCAATGTACACCCGAGGAAAGTATATTGAGACCCACTTCCTGAAAGACATCTTCGGGCGAATGCGGCTGTAGTCCATTTTGGCTGTCTTGACTTCTGGGGCACAGCCGAACAATGGGGCGTCAACCTTTAACAAATCCATTAAATAGCCGATCTTGTCGGGGGGAAAAACATTCAGGTTCAAAAGGGGGGCCAGGGTTGCATGTCCGGTGTTGTGAGTATATGCTCGGCAGCCTTCAGACCTAACTCTCAGCAACCATTTTTGTCGAATCTCAACAGCAACATCTGGCACGTTGTCCGCGGTAACCGTCGCCAGCAATTCTTCTCGCGCGACTTTCGAACCGTCGATTACCATTCCATATCTAGCGTAGACGTACTCCTCGAATTTGTGTTGGCGCCAATTGTTCTGATTCAGGATGGAGACTGTCTCGACTGGATCCGCTCTGGGAACGGGAGGCCTTATCTGGACGAATTTACCTTGTGGGGGCGGCTCAATTCCGAACCCGCCATCGTAAATCCCCGCCATTGTGACACCGTTTGGGAGCCTGTGGTTCTGACACCACACAGTCCGAAGGGTGGCCCAGAGTTGGTCGATTTCAGTAACTCTGTCTGACAAACGACGTCTCAAAATGCGCGTAGTCTCGAAGACAGCCTTGATCACCATGTCTTCGCTCCAGGGATTGGAGGACCAAGGTTTTCTCTGCGTCAAACCGGGTATTGCCCTAGCTGGATAACCTCTACACTGCCGATCAAACCATACCCGCAAGAACTCCATTCCTTGTTTACGTAAGGCGAACTTCCCTACCCCTGCCTTGGCTCCTATGGCGTCGTAGGCCACGTTCATTCCTGCTCCAATGGCCCAATTCTTGACGTAAATGGCACTGTCATCGCCACGAATGAATCTTTCAATGTCGTTTATTGGCATACCCCAACTTGTCAGCAATTCCAGACATAAACCCGTCATCACACTATTCCATCCGTTTCCCAACACACTAGTCCACCTCAGACCGCTCATCAATCCGCCGTTGACCGGTAGAGTTAGTTCCTTGTCGCCGTCTTTCGTAAACAGAGTGGCGTTATAGAAACCGTCCACTACGTTTTTCGCTATCGCGTCGAACTCAGCCATATTTCCACTTGGTACGTTCAGTCTAGCGTGCTCGATTAGATGGTTCATAATGCCAACCAGCTCGGTTCGTGTCGGTTGATGGTCAAAACCTGCGTAGTCGTAGGGTAATCCTAAATGTGTAGAACACAATTGTAACATCTTGTATAACCGTTCTGTTTGTTGTTGAAAACTCTCCTCGCTCGTGTTCCCAGGCCAATCGTAGTAGCTGCCGCCTAGCAATTCATTGATCCAGGTCATCTTGAGATAGGTATATATATCCCCAGCAACCGCAAGACGTAACTTGCCTAACTCCGATTTCACGATAGTGGAATTCTTCTGTTCGTGGGCTGCTAGCGCATCAGCTGCCAGTTGCTTCAGATCAACGACATCGGCGACCATATTTTTCCGAGCTTTGATTTTCTTGACTTTGCCGTCGGGTAGGAGGACTTCTAACTTGCCGACACTGGATGCGCCGGTTGTTAGCCAGTCTCCGGACTCGACGAACTCGTCGAAGGAACGGTAGTCCACTTGATGGTAGGACATTGGCAAGTATTTCTGAACGAGCAGACTCCAAGGCCGCCCGAACAGGTTGTGTTCTTCTCCTCCGTCCGCGAGCGCTCTTGCTTCTTTCATCATGTCAAATCCTGGGAAAGGAGGGTTCCTGTAACCTACTAGGTTAGCACATTCTACGAAATGGATCCAGTTCTTGTCTCTTAGTCCCGAAGCCTTAGCAACATTATGAACGTGTTTTGCTATGGAAACAAACAACTCCAGTCCCTGTTCAAATGCGCCCAGCCACTGCCAACGAGCAAACCAATCCCAGCCAAATACGAATGTAGCAGCACACAGGTTCGTAACGAATATTAGGTCCCATCCCTCTCTAGACGCAAGCAACACGGATTCCAATTCGCCGCTACGTTTTGCAGTTCGGAACGCCAATACGTAGTCCAATAGTCTCGTACGTCTAAGAACTTTGTCAGTCTTGGTTCTGTATGGCCAAAGTTCTTCGCTCTCATCTTCGAATTCCTTTTTATTTCTTTTTTGTAGCATAGACCGTACTCGATCCGGGTCTACTTTCTTTACTACGTTCTCAGATTCTGTAGGAGGACAGGTAGCCTTGACTTCACTCCAAGTAAGCGAACTCACCCGAGCGGGATCCGGTAACATACCCCTGTCGACCGCGACATGATATACATCATCCTCCCATTGCACTTCCCACGCAGCAATTGATATCTTAGTAGCAACTAGGGGAGAGAACTTCTGGTCTAGATATCTCCAGAAAGACCAGTTCTCCATCCCGCGCCGAGTCTCTAGGACTCGGGCGCAGTTGCTGCCTCCTCCGCAGCTTTTGATGCCGGCCCAGAGCTGCTGGAGGAGTTTTTTGCCACCCGAGGGTAACGTTTCAGGCGAGACTGCTTGTTGCCAGTTCCCGTAATGATTGCCTGAGGCATGGCCTTGGCCTTTCGAACTAGCCAGCAGGGTACTCCTGTCGTGGTCTTGGCTGACAGGATCTGCGTCATCAGACTAGCACCGTTCGCACCAGTAACAGCCACATTCAGCCTTAGCCCGTCAGGAGTCATATAAGGCATCCATCTCGTGTTCGCTCGTAGAATGGACCCGGTGATCAGGTTCGGAACAGTCCAATCCGTGATGGTTCCTTTCTGCATGACCATGTTCGTGTTTCCTGGAACATTGGCAACATGGACGGCCCCTTGTAGTGTATACAAACCGGCGTTGAACGTATGCCAAATCAGACGCTGATTAAACAGTTGGTCATCGTTGATTAGAGGTATGGCGTCAATAGATACTGCCGGACCGACGGAGTCGTTCGGTATGCCGGTGGTCCATCCATTACCAGCGATGGGGATTATACAGCCATCGGGGAGTGATATGCCTGTCAACAGTTTGTTGGAGCTGAGCATGGGTGAGAACGCACGTGTAGGAGCTGCAAGGTTAAGCTGAACCCAGATGTCGGCCAGGACACACGGAGTTATGTGACTCATGATGCTGATATTTTGGTCGTAAGCGGAGTCGAATTCCTCACAGGGTACGTTGATGTAATGCCAAATGGTGTTACCGTACATGTCCTCGGCTGGCTTGGAACCATTGACTCTACAGTGCAAAATTGCGGCGGCAGTCCCGAGCTCGGAGATTATTGCTGCCTGGCTCGGCCCACCTCCTGGTCCCTGGTATGCGGCAAAGAATCCACGCAACTCATCAAGTAACCCAACGTAATTCTGTCTGGTGAAGACGTCGTTCCAGACCTCGACACACTGCCCGAAGTAGGTAAAGATATGCTCCGCGGTGATAGCGTAACAGCGGGTCTGGTGCATTGCATACTGCCATAGCCGAGGTGACGCGTCAAAATCGTAGTTGGTTTCCACTGGTGGCCCGTTATCGGGAACAGGCATATACGCTCCGCTCACAATCTTATTGTACCACATTAAATTGGTATCAGCTACGTAAGTGTCATACAACTCCATGAACTGGGGGAAATCAGCTGTCATCTGGTGTGGCTTCAAGCAGAAGTAGTTGTGGTGCCAGACGTCCTGCGCTGCCTGGGACGGTAACCGAAACAGATCCTCCTCAGCTTGTACTTGCATCGTGGGGTAACGACACGTCAAGGTACCGGCCAATTCCCAAACATAACGCAGATCTTGAGTGCGACAAGTAAGTTGGGCTAGCTGTTTTAGGAATACTGTGATCATTGTCGTTGACAGAGGACTGTTGGGCTGAGCCATCCAAGTACCTAAGTACGCAGCCAAATTATACTGGATATAGTTGGCGGGGACCGTTGACCAGTTGACATCTAACAGTGCATCTGCGGCGAATGCCCCGTATGCCGATGGTCCGCACTGCGGACGGGTCAGCGCCTGGTCGTTAGCAGCAGCCAAATTGCCAGGTGGAGCAGCAGACGTGCGCACAGGCAGGACGATGTTGATAGTGGACAGTCCTGGGATGTGTATCTGCGAGGCATGTGAGATAAACTGTTGATTGCCGGCGTGTAGGTCGTTCTCGTCAAGAGTGGACACAGTCACTTGGTGCATCCCACAAGGGAACGGAGCAAAAGCGAGGGCCAGCATGAAAATGTTGATCGCGTCCTCACCTCCATGTCCCTGGTATAACAGCCCGGGAGGTATCATCAGCCAAGGTTGACCAGATGGAACAGTAGCAGTCGAGACATGAAATGCAATAGTGGGAACAACAGCTGGATCAACGTAGGGAAACACAGGCACAGCAGCCCCTCCACAATCAATCCCCCATGGGCCATCAACATTATAACCAAAACCAACGACGGGGTTAGGATCAAGCCGCGTGTACGAGTCGAATTTCCCAGGCTGGGAACCGAGTGGTAGAAGCCGTGGATCAACCTGCCATCCATGTATCATAGCGTACAACTGCAGTTTCAGGTACGGAGCCTGCATACTGTCACCGTTCGATTGTGGCTCTACTCGCATCAACATCGCTATGTCTTGAGTCTTGAATCCCAACTCTGATATCTGGTCAGGACGAATGTTACCGCTCTTCGCAGTGATCGCTGCAACTGACAGTCCATGTGGGGTAGGCACCAAGCCGCCGAGAGCGGATCGTCGAAGTAGTCCGACTCCAAATAGATACGGACGTTCGTTTGCGTTCTCCAGGATCCCCGTCTCTCCGTCACGAACAGTCACGGGTGTAAGCAGAGCCTCGGGCGCGTCTAGGTCATTCGTCAAATCTACCGCATTCAATATATTCACCGTGGCACCTCTGAGGGCTGTCTCGCGTGGCACATTGCTAGTTATTACTCCTTGAGGACCCAGCATCCCAATGTGACGGGCGACGGCATCGACAGCATCAAAAAGTGGACCAGCCACTTGACCATCAGCCTCTATCAACGGACGCACGGTCCCGAATGACAAAATGTCAGACATCGAGCCGGGAAAGTCCCAATCTTGGTTTCCGTTCAAAGCATGCTGCCTCTTGTTCCGCGATGCCTGCAAGTACGCGTCGTAGCCCCGCTGCTCGTTGCCATACTGGTTAAACCCAGGTTTAATCTCGTCAGATGTATCCACTGTAACAACAGCGGCAACACGCGGCTTCTGCCGGAAATCAGACAATGTAGGGAAACGTTCGCTGGCCCATTTTTGGAACACAGGCGCTTGCACGAGGAGGTTCAATTCAGGAGAGTAGTCACATAGGGCCATGAGAATAGCATACTTGGTCTGGTCGTGAGCTAATGATCGAAAGACGGCCTGGTCGCAGCAATGCTTCTGTCCCCAATCGGTCTTGCGACACTCTTGCAGTACCAGCATCATTAGAGCTTTCGGTACATGGTCTCCTCCGCAGGCCCAATCGATGGCCTTACCCCAGTTGGTGAACTGGCTGGCTTTGCGGTAAGCAATATGCTTGTACCGATCCATCAGCTTGCGATGATCCTTGGCGCCCTCCGGGACCTCAATGGTATGCACTTGCTCTGGCGCATCATCGGGATTGACCTGCATAAGCGCAGCTGGCTTGTCCTTCTTCTTGCGGTCACGAGTTTTTGGGCTGGTTGTCGGAGTTTCGGACCACACATCTCCTTCGCAGGTGTAAACTTCATCCTCATCGATGATCGTGGCAAAGTACATCCCGCTTGCTCTAGGTAAGCCGTCCCTCACTCGTCGGAACTCGTCCATCAGCTTCTCATCGGTCAGCAGGTAGTAGGGATTCTGTCTCAGTAAAGCTGTTTCGGCCGTGTACTCCTTGATCTCGAGCTCTTCCACTGTTGGCGTTCTCAAAGCCATGGGCTTGTCTTCATCAGTTATAGCCCTTACTGGCTTAGGTTCAGTTGGACGCTTACCCCCGGGAGTGCGGTGTGGCACAGCTGCTTTTGCTTTCACTGCAGAGACAAACTCTTTAGCTGCATCCGATAGGACTGGGGCTCGTTGCAAGAACGACTCTCGAGAGATCGTCCCCTGGAAGTCTGCTGAACTAGAGTTGCCATTCAGAGCATGCTGCTGCCTGTTCCTCTCCTCGCGGTCAAGGTCCCATAATTCGACCACATCCACTGGCTTGATCTCGCTGACCCACATCGGTGAATCAGTCCCCACCCCGCTTGGCAGTATTGATGTGTTGACAGTCTCGAGTACGACGACCGGCTGCCCGTATGCCCACTGAGACGTCAGAACGGTGACACCAATGAAGGCTCCTCCTCCTGTCGATATACAACTGACGCTTAATGTGTAACCTAAAGTCCATTCAAAGGCTGGCAATGACAGCTCGTATATACTAATCTGCTGATCAGCCGAGTGAATCCATCCTCCAGTCATCCAGTTAGCCTCCGGTGTGAAGACTGTGCCCGATGGTAAAGTGTTGGGGGTGCCTGAAATCACGTACTGCTGCAGACCTAAACGGATTTCGGTTGGACCAGCAATGCCTAGAGTGCTGACCAACAGTTTGCCCGGTCCGAATAAAGTCGAAGACACGGTGGCAGACCCAAGATCGTGATCTGTTTGAGTGGTAGTGCAAGAAAAGTGGAAACCAGTAAGAAAATGGGGTGCTGGGGTTTGGGCGTCGGCGGCTGGGAACAGTAGCATGAGGAAGATGACTAAAGCGAGGAAGCTAGTCGTTATATACTCAAATGCCACGTCGACAGGATGGTCGGCTAGATACTGATCGTGTCCACAACGCTGTCCGTTACCGTAAGGGTTGAACGACCCACCAAGCACTCTGGCATGTAGGTCGGGCTCATACTGAGGGGGGTCGTCCTCTTTGAGGATCTTCCTTTCTAGTCTCCGTAGGCGCAGAGCCAAGTCCATTGCACACTGGGCCAGTTCTTGGATCTGGGAGAGCAGATCGTCCGCCGGGGCGGGGTCTGCCTTCGCTGGAGCGTGGGGGTTCTCATCCAACCAGCGCAACACTCCCATCTTGAATGCCCGATGAGCTCTCTCCTTCGCCTCCCTCTTGGTGTCTCCCTCTGCGTAACCTAGGTGTGACATCCCATTCTTAGACAGCCGGAACTGGTGGACAAATCGAGGCATATTGTCCGGGCCAGATTGATGAAACTCGTGCGATATAGTCATTCTCCATCGGGAGGCAAGAACAATAATCGCTTGTACGGGTTCCAGAGGCTCAATCACATCTCTGTCTTCCCACGTCATCTCTACAGGTCCACCGAATTGGACTCCTGTCTTCGGGAGCAGGTCTAAATATCTAAGACATGCGCCGGCATCGCGATAGGCTTTTCCTGTTGGTAGCTTTTCATCGTAGTCATTTGGACGACTTTGAAAAGCTGGAGGAACCCCGCTGCAAACGCGGTTCCCCACGCACTCATCTTCCCTGTGAACCTTGGTGGCCATAGTTGGGTTGGTGGTTTTTGAGTTTGACCCCTCCGGGTGTGGCCTGGGTATTTTAGAGTCCCTCCCTCCGCTTGGGACTGTCTCGTGCACCCGAGACTCAGCCATCCTCCGGTCACGGCTGTTTTGAAGACGATCTGACAACAAGACTTCCAGGGCTTCCAGTCTTTCATGCCCGGCCTGGCAAAGACAGTACCTTCGCTTGGCGCCACTCGAGGCTTAGGCTAAGTACCCGATTCAGGTGATGGATCTTACCGGACCGTGTTCCCTTTCGTTCTTGTTGTACCTCAGATTCCGTCTTTTTACGGGGTAGGTGTTCTGGTTGATGCGCTACTGCTTTCCACACGACAGACTAAACTGCCAGGTACCGGCTCATGTTCATCGAAACCAGCCAGAGTTGCTTTGGTGTTCACTAAGAGGGACTTCAATCGCTAAGCGAGCGTCAACCTCAGAGTCCTAACGTGATCCTCGTGGGTCATCTCTTCCAACTCTGCCCCCAACTAATACCCCATGAAGCGCCTCGGTTTGCAGCCAAGTGTGTGTTTGCCTCCCCTTCATGATATGGTCGGTTTCTCGTATTTATACCTGGTATTAGATGTGCACACACGCCTCACCGCTCTGGGCTGGGATCCTAGGGGACATGTGCGGGAAAAACGTCAGAAACGAG